CTCAACAGGCATAAATTCATGAATATATAGCCTTTCAGCTTCAGCTACTAAATGCTCTTTGCTATTCAAGTTCCGACTCCAAATTCTTTATTTTTACTGACAATGTTTTCATTTCAGTTTGAACTTCATTGAGTCTATTAACTGAAACAAGAATTTTATCCATATCAAGTTTTAAAATTTCCTCGTATGGACTTAAGTAACTTCTAATAAGGACTATTAATCCTGATGCCTCTGTATCTAGAGAACGGAAGTTTTTCTTGGACTCTGCAAGCAATCCTTTTAATTGCAATCTTTCAGGATTCATCTAAAGAACCTCCTTCTTTAGAATTGGGCAATATAGATTATTGTCGATTTTGCTTTCCATTCTTGAAAGTATCGCTGTGTGATATTGGTTTGTTTCCAATAACTCCTTTAAAATTGCAAAATTGTTTTCAATAATCTTTGTAAAAGTCTTAATGTGTGATTGATGGTATAAATACCAAATTGCAAAGATTAATGCAGGGAAACCAACACTTTCTACGAATGGGGTTAATTGATTAAAAATTTCCATAAAATTCGCTTGTTTCCTTTCTTGTTGGAAAAGAGAAAAGGACAGATGTGTCCTTTGTTTTGTATTCATTTATATATCTGACTATAACCCTTGTGGGAGAGTGGTTTCAAACGAAAAATGCAAAGACTTATTCATTGCACAATGCAAAGCATAAATCTATGCAAAAGACTTTTGAAATCGTTGTGGCACAAGGGTTAAAGTGTGAATATACAAATTTCCCTGTTTAAATTATGGAGATATATAAAAGAATGAAATTTTTTGAAGTATTCAAAGCCGGAACATACCCACAGGGTAAGTTCACAAAAAAAGAAATCGCTGACATTGCGAAAAACTATGACCCACAATTCTGCGAAGCTCCAATTACTATCGACCACAAACAAAGTGGCCCTGCGTATGGTTGGGTAGATAAAGTTGTAGCAGAAAACGATAAGCTAAAAGTTAGCTTTAAAGACATTCCTGAAGAATTTGAAAAAGAAGTTAAATCAGGAAAGTATAAAAAAGTTTCAGTTGAATTATACCGAAATTTAGAAGGCAAAGGTGCATACCTTAAAGCCGTATCTTTTTTAGGTGCAGCAACACCTCAAGTGAAAGGTCTTGAACCTATCAAGTTTATGGAATCAGAATCTGACACTTATGAGTTTGATTCAGAAGATGAAGAAGAAAAATTTTCAGAAGAAGATGTTGAAGACCTAAAAAAACAAATTGAGGATTTAGAATCTCAAGTTGCTAATTACAAAGAAAACAACAAAAAACTTGAAACAATTAAATCCTTAAAAGAGAAAATCGCAAACTTAACCGATGAAGTCGCAACCTTCAAAGAAAAAGCTGAAGGTAAAGAAGAAATCGAAAAAGAATTAGAAGCGATTAAACTCTCTATTAAACGCAAAGAATACGATGACTTTATTGAAAAACAAATCGATAAAGGCATTTTAATCCCTGCAAACAAAGACATCGTGCTTTCAGTTTTACAGGAATTAGACAATATTAAAAAGTTTGGCGAAGATTCAGCAGTCGTTTCTGACTTCAAATCTTTTATTGAATCTTTGCCAAAACAAGTTACATTCGACGAGGTTGCCACTAAAGACAAACAGTCGGATGCAAAAAATGATGTTGAAAAATTTGCAAATGCTGATGAAGAATCTCTTGAGATTTTCAGAGAGGCAAAAGCACTTGCAGAAAAAGAAAACATCTCATTTAAAGATGCACTACTAAAATTAAACATTTAAGGAGTTTAAATGGGAAGACTTGAACAATTACGCATAAATGCGTACCTTTCAGAAGTTGCTCGTGGCTACAACAACAATGCTTTTATTGCACAAACTTTGTTCCCGACTATCTATTCTGAAAAAGAGAAAATTGATATTTTTGAATTCAACAAAGAAGCTTTTAACCTTTACGATACTGAAAGAGCAATTAGAGCTAATTCAAACGTTATCGCTCCAGAAGGTTTTAAAAAGCACACCACAACTCTTACTGAACACGATTTGTCATACCCTATCGACTATCGTGAAGAGCAAGAGGCTGAAAAAGTGAAACTGCAACTTCACGCAACTAATGTTGTTACTGACGGGCTTCAGCTAAAACACGAAAAACAATGTGCTGATTTAGTCCAAAACCCTGACAACTATGCAACTGAAAACAAAATCCTACTTTCAGGTTCATCTTGTTTTACTCACGCAGATTCTGACCCTATAAAAGTTATTGAAGATGCGAAAAACGCAGTTTCTCAAAAAATTGCACGAGATCCAAACACTATGGTACTCGGACAAGATGCTTGGCAAACTCTTCGCCAACACAAAAAATTAAAAGAATTAATTTCAAACAACCTCAATAAATTAGTCACTCTTGACCTATTGAAAGAGATTTTTGAAGTTGAAAACATCGTTATCGGAAAATCAATATTTGCAAACGCAGAAGGCAAATTTGAACGTATTTGGAAAGACAACATCATTCTTGCGTATGTTCCAAATTTAGGTGCATCAAGAACTGAATACGATCCATCATTTGCTTATACTGTCCGTAAAAAAGATGCTTTGCAAATTGATGAATACACAAAAGAAGGTAACAAAGTTAAATACATTCGTGCAACTGATATTTACACTCCATTCTTGGTCGGTGCAGAAGCAGGGTATTTAATCTCTGGTACTAACGGCTAGGAGGAATGAATGGCTAAATACAAAGTGAAAAATACTTCCATTTTGCACAATGGCAAAGTTTATGCAGAAGGCTCAACTCTTGAACTTTCTGAAAACCAAGCAAAACGTCTTGAAGATTTTGTTGATTTAGTTCCTGAAACTGCAACAAAAACTCCAAGTCAAACCAAACCTCAGACTAATAAAACAAAGTCTGAAACAAAAACCCAAACTAAAACAAAAGCAGAAACTAAAACCGAAACTGTAAAACAAGACGGCGAAGGCTCTGACAATAATGGAGGCTCTGATAATGACAAATAGAAAACATTACAAACCACTATTAATTGAATCAGTAAAAGTTCCTGTTGATGTTGAACAACAAAGATTTATCGGATTTGACGGCAATTACTGTGCTGAAAATAAAAAAGCATTGGGTGTTTGCGATGTTGCAACTGAAAAAGAACAACTCGCTCCTGTTGCCGTATTCGGTATTTTGCTTGTAGAGGCAGGTGGCACAATCGCAGTCGGAGACTCAGTTGCTTCCGATTCTGAAGGTAAAGCCGTCACTACAAGCGATGCTACTGCCGTTAATGGCTACGCTCTAGACTCAGCAACGGCAGGGCAAGTAATAAGAATTGCAAGAGGAATCTAGCAATGTATTGCACGATTGACGATATTGAGAAACACACCTCCTCCCCTACTCTTATCCAGCTCTCTTCTGATGATGGGCAAGAAGCAGTCAATCGTGTTGTTGTCGAAGAGGCAATACTTTATGCTTCTACACTCATCGATGGGTATTTGAGAGGTCGGTACTCTCTGCCTCTTGATACCCATTTTCCTTTGCTACGAATTATTGCAATTGATTTAAGTGTCTATCGTCTGTATTCACGCAGAATGAGAAACGAAATGCCTGAAGTAATAGAAACAGCATATAAAAGTGCAATCGCTACTCTAAGAGATATTCAAAAAGGTGTAATATCCCTGCAAAGCGAAAACGATACTCTAGAAACTTCTGCATTCTCGCCTGATGAATATAGGACAAACAAGACAATTCTAGATAGGTTATTTGGGAAACAAAGATTAAGTGAGTATTGATTCTATTGAAAAAGAGATTATTCAAAAACTTAAAGTTGAATTCCCTGATGTTTTGGTTCAGGGTTTCCCCGATAAGCCTGCCGAATTTCTACTTTTACATTCCATCGGTGCAATTCTTGTGCATTATCAAGGAAGCAATTATTCAAGCTCAAATGCTCTTGCTTTCGTAACTCAAGAAAATAAAAAAGAATTCTCAATCACGATAGTCACAAGAAACCTCCGTTCACATAACGGAGCATACGAATTTTTAGATAGAGTCAAACAAACTCTAACAGGATTCAAAATAGATGGATGCACTCC